TGGTTTCCAGCAGGTGAACCCCGATGGCTCGACGACAGCATCGGTGGGCGGCTCTACGGTGTCTGTATCGGGCGTTGGCTACACGCAGTCGATCAACCCCATCAACATGTACTCGTTCTCTCTGGCGCCGGAGGAGCACCAGCCGTCCGGATCGTGTAACTTCTCGCGCGTCGACACCACGACCCTGGTCTTCGACTCGATCACGGGCGTGGACGGCAAGGCACTGGCTCCGGGTTCGTTCCCGAGCAAGAACTATCCGTTCCTGTTCCGCATGTATGCCGTGAACTACAACATCTTCCGCGTCATGAGTGGCATGGGCGGCCTGGCCTACAGCAACTAGTGACGCAGATACGGAACAATCAGAAGTCCCAACAGAACAATAAGGACGAACGTATCGAACACGCCGACTATCTTCTTATACTTGATCGGAAGTTCATGTGTTCCCGGAGGCACACCCCCGTACGGCTTTGCCCATCCGATCAGTCCGCCTAGCAGTGTAGGACCTAGTTTGTCATTGCAGTCGTAAATATAGTCATACCATGCCATCAATACATAGGCAGTCATTGCGAGAACAAACGCCAAGACCGCACTGTGTTCCCACGCCTTTGGGTGTGGCATGTAGAAGACAAAGAGAATGAACAATGCAAAGACGATGCACTTTTCATTCACATAGAGGGGAGTACCGAAAAGTCCAAGTCCCATTTATACTTTGAGGTCAGTATTTGTAATCGACGTATTAGGGGTACATTCCCCGATCCCTTTGGTCTGTTGCATCATGATCGGAGCGGGGTTGTCTGTGCCTGGGCAATGTGCATGTTGATGGCCTAGAATATGTCCCATTTCATGCGAGACCATGTACTGACGATACGATGCCAGTTGCTGACCACTCTTTGACGAGCCCCGAGCCCAGCGCATTGAATTCAGGTACATGTTATGACCACCAACTTCCGCACACGATAGATCCTTTGGAAGCCCACAGACCTTGCCAATCGTTGCCGGAGACGACAGTCGGATCGTTACATCGGGGCGGGTTGTCACCAACTCAAACCGATACCCATGCGCTTCCCACCCACTTGGATCTGAAAGATAAATCTGAAGCAAATCCGCGAACTCCTCCTGTGAATACCGGACATCCGGATCCACACGAGCGACGTATTTGATCAGTTTGGTCATCTTGCTTCTAGGAAACGAAAAGTATGACGCCAAACTAAGGAGCGTGACACCATGTCACCCAACAAGTGCACCAAGTGCAAAAAGAAGACACATCTCGTCTTTACCTGCCAATGTCCCGGCCTATTCTGCGTCAAGTGCCGAACGCCCGAAGTTCACGAATGCAAGGACTATGTTGTTTCGAAAGTGGAGCTAGTGAAGGTTGTTGCGGATAAGATCACGGAACGATGTTGAGCAGATCCATGAAGACATCCATGATCTTTGAAACATCCTTTCTCTGATAAACCGCGGTATTCAGAACGGATGTTACAAGGCCATCATCACGAATGAGAATCTCAGCTACAAGAACCTCGTTGTCATGACCCATGAAGGTGACGAGCCAACACGACTCAGACTGGATGTAGGTAAAGTCGCGAATGAGGTTGGAGAGGGTTGTCTGCGTCTCTGCGAGTGCATTGTCGATGTTGAGAGCCATGGTGGTGATATCCACTGGATATGTCGGTCTCGGATCCGTTTTCGTATGCGATGTAAAAAAACGGATTCCGTTACCCATACAGAAAGGAGAGCATCACAAATGGAGGCCACTCTTCCTGTTCACAATGTCAATCATGTTCTCTACAGCATCATGCCGTACGATTTAGTGCCGTATGCGGTGTCTGCATTCTACGCATCCTACCACGAGCTTCCAGATGGGCGGGACACTCAGGTCATTACCCTGACCCACCTGTTTGACACGCTTGACCTCTTCACGCGGGGGAACTCTCAGAGGGTGCCGATCTTTGACCGCCTGGCGGGTTGCCTCGCGGGAATGAGGATCGCAGACTTCGAAGTCCTTGACCATCACTCTCAGGTCGTCCTGGCCAGAGTGTAGGTCAGCGGATAAATTAGGTCTGAAAACGAATTTTTTAGGTCTACTATCAGACCCAGAGTGGGGTCAGCACACACTGGCTCTACAAGCCTCCAAGCCTTCTCTTCTCTCCAACTTCAACAATGGCTGCTCATCCCTGCAACTTTATCAAACGTGGCGACCTCCGCCCCTGCGAGGTTCTCGTCAACCCCGCACCCGACGGCACGCATGCATGCTGTGGCATCCACGCCCCCATCATCCTCCGGCTCGGACGCCCTCCTGCCGGAGGGTGCGAGCACATCATCTCTGGCCCTCCCGAGCACTGGTGCCAACGGCTCGTGATTGCCGGCGACCGCCTGTGTACCGCACATGCTGCACGGCGGGAACGCGAGAATCGGCTGCGAATGGCTCGGAACGAGGTCGAGGATCTGGCACGTCGGGCACGTGCCGCCCTGCGTGCGGAGATGGATGCGGCACCCCGCATCGCCCCGCCTCCTCCTAACCCACGTGCAGGGATACTCTTCCACGCGGAGATTGGAGTGGCACCCCCACCTCCTGCAGCCGCGCCCCGGGCACCCGCGGCACCCATGGGGGCAATCCAACGCCTCGCGAACGATCGGCAGAACGTTCACACCGCGCCCGTGGTCAAGCAGACCAATGCGGGGGAGGAGAAGCTTCTATCCGTTCGGACCGACGGCAAGCCGGTGGGTCTCCGTGTCCTACGGTCCTTTGTCCTGCACGGAGGGTCGATGCAGAACTTTCTCCGGGTCGCGAACGACGTCGAACACTGGTATTCGGCAACGACCTGCCGCACTCCGGGTGACCGCCTGTACAGCCGGCTCCTCGAAGGCTTGTGGACTCTGATTGAGCAGCAGCCAGAGGCACAACGCGGGGAGCTGAAGACCCGGCTTTGGCAGGAGGCAACCGAGTCCGTTGGGATGTGCTGCGAGGGGCACATCGCCAGGCTGGTGAATGTGATGTCCGGGTTCGACGAGGCGTTTCGGCCACGGGTGTCTGTCGGAGAGGCAATCCAGTCAAAGATGGCGGAGATCGCGGGGAAGGAGCACCTTTCCGCGGGACAGAAGGTCGCAGTTGCCCGTGCGTTCCTAACGGAACTGGCTCTTCCCCCGGAGGAGCAGGTACCGTGGCTTGAGGCTCTCGAGTAAACGAGAGTTCAGTCAAAACAAAAATCTTTTTACATGTCTCAAAACGGATTCCGTGTTGGACAAGGAAGAGAACGCATCGCACAAGATGGCACTCTCTGCTTCTGATCTCGACGAGCTCTACACGGCCTACACCACGGACAACTTCGCTCGGTTCGAACGTGCATGTGTTGACATGTTCGTGCAGTACTGGGTGTCCAAGATTCCCCATGACATCAAGGATCAGCTTCTCGAGGCCATTCGCAACTCACGGACACGGCGCGATATGTGGGTTCGGTTCCCCAGAGTTATTACCCCGGATCATACGGTGATGGTTGACGGTCGCGTACTGTCTTCGCACCACATCATCCACAAGACGGACGCACTCGCCCAAGTCGCGGCGGCGATTGGCGACCATATCCACGTGCGGCCGGTCGTCGGCGAGGATGGGAATACCATCCTTCGCATTGAGTACTGGCCGCCGCGCGTCCACACTGTAGCCAACCCGGAGGATCAGTGGACAGACATGCCTCCGATGGACGGCCACCCGCGTACCTGATTTCTGAAAACGAATTGTCCAATATCACAGAATGTCAGGGAGCCGGTCATCCAAGCATCAACCAAATCATCAACCATGTCTACTTCCACCGCACCCCGCAAGAAGCCGCAGTGGCTCCTCGACGAAGAAGCCTCCGACCCGACACTCGCGGCAAAGCTTGATGCCGCGCGAGTCGAAGCGGCACGGTTGGCTGCGGAAAAGGCAGCAGTTGAGGAGGCACGGCACGAGAAGTGCGTGGCCTGGCACATTGCACGACCTGAGTGGGTCATGCAAATGGTTGAGATCTCCCCTGGTGTGCGGGGCAGTGAGCGCGAGTGGGAGGTTCCCCCGAAGACGGGTCTTCGCCGCGTCCGCAACAATGAAAAGTGCCCGTATTGCGGCAAGTAAAACCACAAATGAGGCGAAGGACAACCCAAAGGGCAACGATGGCGAGTAAGGCTAATCTCCCCCCGAGGATCCCGAGCTGTAGCGCCCGTTCCGCATCCGCCACGCACTAACCCGGGGAAACCCACTTTTTCCCTTGCCACGCGAATCCACTTTTCTGAAAACGAATTGTCTGTCATCACGGAATGTCCAAGAGTGTCCCAGCCAAGCCTCTCAACTTCTACTACCACACTCATCATCTACAATGTCTTCTTCTCTCTCCTCCAACCTCAAGCTGCAGATCCGCGAGGCGCTCTCTACGGTCTACAATGGCCAGGGCACCACCCAGGCCATGCGGTTCTCGTCGTCTGACGAGTTCGCCAAAGCCCTGCTCGACATCCTCTTTCCGGAGGAGGTCGCGCACAATACCGAGGTCACCGGTGTTGTTGCCGTGCCCACGGTCGCCGCCCCCGCATCC